TGAGTTTCTGGCATTGATATGGTTGACCAATTAGAGTTGTGTACATCTAAATGTTTATCTTTCCACTTATAGTTTGTAGTTAAAGACCAATTGTTTTTAAAGTCATAGTTATGCATTAAACCAAAACTCCAATTAGGTCTTCTTAATTGTATACTATCATTTTTCTTACTGTTTAAATGACTTGCAAAAACTTTAAAATCTTTTTCACCATAACTTAACTCTATACCATCTGTATTTAAATCGCCAATATCATTTTGAAATATGGTTGTTGAGAAATTGTTTTTAGTTAATGTTAGCTCTTGTGATTCTCCATATTCAATAGCAGTCCATGTTGTTTTATCTTTATAACTTGTTGATGTACTACCACTTATACTTAAACCATCTTCTAGTTCTTTAAAGAAACCTAATTTATATGTTTCGTGTTCTTCATCAAACCTATGATGATATGAAAATATATTATGTGAAAAATTAAAGAAGTATCCTAAATTATGATGTTGACTTGTTAATGATTCATTATGTTTGTAATCAAAACCAAATCCATATTTTTCTTTTTGATGTGTACCTCTTATAGTATAGTTTTCACTTTCATAATGAGAGTCGTCATAGTCTCTATCATATTCGTGTGTATGAAAAGTTAAACTGTTATTTAAATAATCAACACCAGTTTGAAAGGCAAAGAAAGTATTATCTGCCCATTTACCATCTTGTATAGAAACATTATGACCATCTATATCAGTAAAAGTGTTTCTTGCAAACCAAGTTGTTCGCCAATGTACAAGATCATACCATTTACTTACATTAACACCTATTGTTTTATTATTTGTTCCATCTTTTTCGTCAGCACCTGATAAAGCAGAAACGTTTTGTGATTTATGCTCACCTGCTGAAACAGATATATCAAAGTCATTTAATCTAGTATAATAATTACCACTAATAGTTTTATCATTACCATTACCTGATAAACTTAATCTTTTATCATAATCTACCGTTGTTCTAAAATTAATTGCACCACCAACAGCGTCTGCTCCCCAATGAGCACCTTGTGACCCTTTGTATACATCTATTTGTACAACATTGAACATAAAGTCTTGACCAACATCATGGGCACCTGTAGGTGTAGAGTAATCATTGATTGGTATTCCATTTAATAATACTAATGTGTGATTAGAGTTTGTGCCTCTTAAAAATAAAGATGATTGTTGACCTGTAGAACCTGATTGAGTTATATCTAGGCCTTGAACATAATTTAATACTTTAGGTAAATCAATTAGATTATACTTTTCAATTTCAGATTTTTTAATTGTATGTGTAGGTGTTATCTTATCACCTAATGCGTTTGAATTGTTTATATTTGGATATATTGTAATACAAGGAATCTCATCATTCCAATTACAATCACTATCCTTGGAATAGGCAACATTAGCCCACACCAAGATTAACATAAGAATTAATCTTATCATTGAGTCTCCTTGCTCGTTATATGACCTAGGTGGCATTCGGAGTATAACCGTATCAAGTAATCTGAACGAATTCCACGTCACTTTCCCACTACGCTTTTAGGCCATTATTATATAGTATCACATTTAATCCAAAATGGCAACTTTCCGAATATAAATAGATGTATGGCAGGGATAGCAAACTTAACGATAGACCAAGGGTCTAATTTTACATACGATTTAGAAGTCACAAATTCTGACGGTACAGATTTTGATCTTACTGGTTATACAATGGTGGCTAAGATGGCACAAGGATATTCAACAACATATCCTAGAGTAGTGTTTACTTGTGTTGCAAATAATCCAACAGATGGTATAGTGACTATAAGTTTAACTGCTGATCAAACAAAAGCATTAACAGCTGGACGTTGGGTGTTTGACGTTGTTGCTACTCATACCGATAGTTCGGTTACTCGTTTATTAGAGGGTATTGCTATTGTAACTCCGTCTGTAGTAAAAGCTTTTTAAGCGTTATATTCAAATACAGCTTTATTTTCACCTTTATTGACAAGTTTAAATTGGAATTTATCCATATATCCTGCTAAAGCATCCCACCTTAAACCTGTAATATCATCAAATATCCAAACTGTTTGATCTGCTTTTCTTTGATTAAAGAAAACGGCCTCTTTTAAAACACTTTTAGTATCGTGTGGACCGTCATAGTGTACAAGTTCATATTTTGATATCATATGTTTATGTTCTTCATAAACAGGATAACCATCGTGAAATCTATTAAAAAACTCTGAATCTTCAAAGTTAACTAAATGAAACTCTGGATAATCTTCAGCAAAGTTTATTAATGTTGTCTTTCTCATTAAGTTATCATAGTTAAACTTTCTTGCTAATACACTATCAGAAGCTGCATAATCAATATTACCATATGGGTCTATACCTAAATGATTTAATCTAACTTTAGGGTGGTAATGTCTGTATGCGTCTATAATTGTTTTACTACCTAATCCTAATCTAACGCCGAGTTCTACACTAGCACCAATAGGATGTTTTAATCTTTGTACTGCTTCGGCTAATGAAGTATACTCTACACTATCACCTGTAAATTTCTCTCCTTCATTTACTTCTAATGCATATTTTCCAGTTTCAGGATCAATACCTGGATAAACTCTCTTAACTGCTTTTGCAGTCTTATCAATAAATCTAGTATCTTTGGCACCTTTGCCTTCTTGCTCTGTTTTATATTTTGCTGTATCGTGACCTAAATCATTTATACGATTAACACTTTCTTGTTGTCTGATTTCTTCAATATTACGATTTTTCATTATTTGACCTACTTCAAACGTACTGTTACCTGTATGTTTACAACGTATTGTAGTATCAGCCCAAATTTTAAATCCTTTTCCTCTTGCTTTTCTACAGAAATCAACATCTTCGGATAATGTATTATTATGATCTAGTGCCGAATGGTAAGTATAATAAGGATAACCAACTGCCTTTAATACTTCACTTTTAATAAGAGCACAGCCCATACCACAAGCTACTATCTCTACTAAAGGATGATCTTTAATTTTTTCCCATGGAATACGTCTAGAGCCACCATTTGGTATTTGTTCATAAACTTCCAATGAGTGAGTTCCTGGTATTCTTTGAATATAAAGACCTGAAACTATATCTTTATCATGTCCAAGCATTTTAGATAATGTATCTTTATCAAAAGATATATCACTGTCTACAGAAAACAAATAATCATAATGTTCTCCCCAATGTGCTATTAGATTTCTTATTTGGTCTATTTGATATCCAAAAAAGAATTGAAACTCTACTTTAAATCCTTCTGGAATAATTAGATCATATATTGCTTTATATGTATCTGGTTCTATGTACTTGTTTGTTGGTATGGCTATTAATATTTTTTTCATTGGTTAATTATCCTATTTGCGTTTTTTGTTTGTACTTCACTGTTAATTTTATAATCATTAAGAGGATTTATATCATTATAATTATATACTATATCTGATACAACTTTTACTTTCTTTGGATCAGCTTGTTCTATAAGAGAATAAAATATAGAACCGTCTCCACCAGCTTTATACCATTCTCCATTTTCATCTTGGAAATTACTATCATCAAGACCATCTAAAAGTCCTGCTTTAAATGTTCTTAAATGTGTGTATGGCATATTCCAATTAAATTTGTATTTTCTATATTCTTTCTTTTGTTTTATTTCCTCTGGATAGTTTTGTGCTATTAAAGGTATTCTATCTACCATTGAATAACATGACCCATAAGTAAATTCTGTAGTGCCATCATAGAGATTATTATAAAATTGAAATATCTCATTATCATTTATAAGAGAATCATCACCGTCTAAAAACATAACTATGTCATCTGGTTTACAATATTTTCTTATAGACTCTATTTGATTTCTAACAGCTCCTTTATTTTCATCATTTTTAATTACTGTTATTAAATCACTTCTAAAATTTTCCACAAAGGAACAGGCTTTCTCATATGTCTTATCTGTAGAGGCGTCATCAATTACAATCATATGGTAATTATCATAATCTTGTGTCGCAACTGATTTAATACATTGTTGTATGTATGCTTCAGAATTGTAAGTAGGAGATATTATAACTATTCTTTGTTCTTTTTTTCTAGGTAAATAACTATCTTCTATATTTGAAAATCTTCTACCAAATACTTTTTTAACTCTATGATTGATATGAGATACTTTTCTATATTCATCTATTGGTAAATATTCTCCTAATGTTCTATATAAATGTTGTTTCCATTGTAGTGCTACACTATCCCAACCAACGACACCTTTAATTTGATTACAAGCATATTGTTTTTGTTGGTGTAAATATCTATTATGATGAGCTGCTATTGTGGCTTGTACAAATTTTTCTACTTGTCTCTTTTTTGGAATAAATGGAAATAAGGAATTTGGTTCTATTGCATAGTCTATCATATAACAAGCTTCACTAACTGCTGTTTCTTCTAAAGCACCAAAACGTGTACCGATGATAGGTGTATTATATGCTATTGCCTCTAAAGATGATATACCAAATGTTTCAGGAAAGGCACCTGGAAATAATTTAAAACTTGCTCTTTCTAATATATCTGCTATTTCAGATTGTTTTATAACACCTGTAAATTCTATACCTAAATTTTTATTCTTTGGATCTTGGGACATTTTTGTCCATTCTTCTCCTTGAGCATCCATCTTTTTTCCTGGGAAGACATAAAATCCTCCAATACATATCAATTTAGCTTCAGGTATTCTTTTTTTAATTTCTGGCCATATATCGTTAACTAAAGGTGCCATACCTTTTGTGAAAGCTGCATTGAAGACATATAAGTAAGGGTCTTTTCTTCTTATATCAACTTCATTTTTATAGGTTACTATTCCATTTCTTGTTTGAAAAAATCTATGTTTTAATACTTCCATATTTCTTTTTTTACCATGATCACAATTCATTACGTAAGTTGAATGGAAATCTGATAAAGTAAATACTTCATCTATGTGACCTTGTACTAAAAGGTCTTCTAACACAAGATCGCCGTTTGCAAATGTATCGTGCATCCAAACTGCTTTGTGTTTTGCGTTAGCTTTGATTGCTGAATATCTTTGAGGTTTGTATTCTTGAAACTGTTTGTATAGATTAGGTGGTAGAAAAGGAATGATTGTTCTTAAAGAAATAACAATATCAAATTTAAAATCATGTTTATAATCTAAAATAGTATTATCTATATAACGTACACCATCATAGGTGCCTTCGGTTGCAAGAGAAGGATCACGATTACAGTTATTAAAGATAGTGACATTAAAACCTAGTTTAGTTAGTTCTTTGGCCATTAAAAGAGTCGCAGATTCGGATCCGCCAAGACCTCTTTTCTTCAAAGTGTCTCCATCATAAGGTAGACCAATTATGTCTAAAAATGCAATAGAAATCATTTATTTTATATCTTCAATTCACTACAGATTATTTATAAATATACTATAACAGATTAAGAAAAAAAAG